TAAATCCTGTAATTGCGGTATCTAGTGGAGTAATGTCAAACCACGCATCTCCATAAAAAAGAAATAAACCTTTACTTGTTCCAATTGCTGTATATTTTTCTCCCGCTAAACTAGTAAAAGCATGTTGAGCTCTTGCGGGCCCTGGTAAAGTTTCTTGTGCAGCAGTTAATTGATTCCACCCACCTATTTTTTCTGGTAATCCATATCTAAACCTAACAAAGTCCCCATCTGTCCATTGACCTTCGGCCCCTGATTCTGTGGCCTGCTTGTTAAATCCTGGCTTGAAGTTTAATTTTTGTAGCATATAATAGGTTATATAATAGTTTTATAGAGAATGAAAGGTTGAAAATTCAACAAAATGATACAGGAAATTGAAACAGGTATACCAAGTGATACTAATAAAAGAATAATTGAAGTTCTTTTTAAATTAGCTGCTTGGCAAAATGCTATAGAATATAAAGGACCTAGTTTAAATAGACCAGATGCTGGTTTTATTTTAAGCACATTTAATACTGCTCCTAACAGCTCTTATTGTCCCAATGATGTATTAAATACATATGCATATACTGTTTTTGACATGGTAAATAAAAATACATTTACTAAGTTTAAACAAGTAAATAGAATCTATTGGAACTGGTATCATCCAGGAAGTGAGATGAAATTTCACAGAGACGCTGATGGAGATAATGAATATAGTATTTTATATAATATTCATGATAATGACGGGGGAACAGAAATTAAAATAAATAACGAAGTTAAGTTTTATAAATCAATTGAATCAAAAGCCTTGGTATATCCAAGTATAATATATCACAGAGGAGTGGCTCCAAAGAAAGATTTTAATAGATTTAGTTTAAATATTTTAGGTGCCATATAATGCTTATTAACAAAGACCAAATAACTTTAATAAGAGAAAATAAAATTTGTTTAATTAAAAATTTTGTGTCTCTTGAAAGAGATTATGACTTTAATTTAATAAGTAAATTAATGGAAGAAAATGATTTAAAAGTTATTCAAAAAACAGCCGCGGGCAATCTAAGAGAAGTATTTCAAGCCCTCAAAGTAAGTAATACTTTAAAAGAATTTAAAACATTTTTTGATTTTTTAACAAAGCTATTTAGATATAAAAGAGATCCACGAGACGAAATAGATTTATTTTTTAGTCTTGTATCTTTAGTTGGAAGTGCTCATATTGACGAAGAAGATGTATTTATTCTTGGGTTAAAAGGAAAAACTATATACAGAGTTTTTGATACTGAAGACAAAGATTATCATATCGAAGAAGGAGATATGATTTTTATACCTCAAGGAGTTAAACATAAAGTAATAGGTATGAGTCCTAGAATTATTGCATCTATTGGGTTTTTTGGCAAAAGAGATATAGTAAATGAATAAAGAGAGTTTAAAATTAAAAAAATTTCATTTTGGTAAAAGCAATAAAAATATTTTTTCTTTTAATTGTCTTTTTAAAGATAAATTGTTTCTCATTATAATTTAAAAGTTTGTAGTGCGTTTTGT